TTCGTGTGCTCTCTCCTCCACTTTTTCCACATCTGTGGCTTGTTTATTCTCATCCACGACTCCTGTGCTTTGCTTTGGAACGGCATCTTCTTCTTTTTTAGTTAAATCTATTTTTGTTACTTTTTTATCACCTGCTAGTTTCTTTGGTCTACCAGGTTTTCTTTTCATTTTAAATTCCCCTTCTTGAGGAACCTCTTTTTCATTTGCCATAATATAATATAATATAAATTAATAAAGTATTACATACCTTCAGGTAGTATACTGTCTAGTGGATCTTGTAAACTCTCGATAGACGATGGATCCTCAAAGTCTATTGCATCTAATTGTTTTTGCTTTTGATTAGCTATAGCACTTTGTTGAGTGCCAACTATTCTAGCTCTTTTATCTTTTCTATCTTCTATATCTTTTTCTCTTTGTGCTTCGACACCTATCTTCTGTTCTCCAAGCTCTTTGTTATACATGAACTCAAGCTCCATTAATTCTCTTTTAATTTGAGCTTCAACTCTCATACGCTCTACTTCAAAGCTAGATTTACCTTTTTCAAATTTAAGTTTAGTATCTAATACCGCTTGTTGCTTCTGTACTTCTGCCATAGCAGCAGCTTCACTAGCTTCGGCATTAGCAGCTGCTTGTGCTTGTATGTTTGCTAAGTTAGCAGCTTGTGCAGCTTCAGCAGCTTTCTTACGCTTCAACTTAATCATTTGATTAGCTAGCTTAAGATTATTTATTTGCCTAATATCTATAGCATCTTCTAGATTTATACTGCCACTAGCTAGTGCTGCTTGAATATTTGCTTCTAACATTTCTTTCTCTTGCTCATCTGGAACTAAATCCATATACAAGCCAAAGTCATATAAGTGGATATTTTGTAAATCATCTAATTGACCTACGTTCCAAGTTGATATACTATTTTTTAAAGCCTCTTCAGTTAAAGCAAACTCTATGCTATCAGCAGTTCTTAAAACTATATTTTCACAAGTTCTTACTGTTAAGTATAAATAAGCATTTAATATATGTTTAGTAGCTGTATTTGAATTTGCAGCTGCAAGCTTTTGCAAGCCTACTAGTGAATCTGAGTTTGGTTGACTACCGTCTCTAGCTTCATTAAGCCCGGTTACGTCTCTTATCATTTGTAGATAATACTGATAAGTTTGTATTAAAGAATTTATTTTTCCACCACCATCACTTTTAACTAACTCTTGTATTGGTACTCTACCATTATTAGGATCTCCTTCAGTAGTCATTGATCTACCTAAAATACTACCAGTTTGGAAATACATGTTTAAAGCTTCTTTAGCATTATATGTAGTACCATTACCTAAGTCTACTTCTGCTAGTCCATCAACATCTAAGTATACACCATCAGGTATTACTTTAGATATTACTTGTTGTATTTTTAAATGAGTTATTTGTATCATATCAGCAAAGCCCATCATACGACTTACTAAACTTTCTATTCTACCATGATACATTTTAGGTGCACATATGTTGTAGTTCATGTTTACCTTAACTAAGTTAGATTTTGGTCTTGTCATATTTTCAGACATTTTCCACTCTAACATCATATCATATCCTAGAACCTTAGCACCAGTATATAGAACTTCTATTGATCTACTAACTCTATCAAAGTTATCATTTTGTTCTGGATTAAAAGTATCTGGTTTTTCTAAAGCTTTTTCTAAACCTGTAGCAGTCTTTTTTATTTTAAATACTTGCTCGCTATATGTTTTGTATTCAAAATACATTATGTATATAGCATTACCGTCTCTTCTGCCATTGTAATTATATAAATAATTACTATTACCTTGATACTGTTGTAATCTTTCTAGTTCTGAATCTGTAAGTTGAGGAAACTGCTTTTTAGCATCGGCTAAAGTTATAGGTTTAACTTCGCCTACGTACCATAAATCTTCAAAGTTTGGATCTTCACTGTAAGAATAAACCATACGAGCTGGATCTACATATTCTACAGTAACACCTTCAGCTTTGTTAAAGTTAGTTTTTACAGCACTCATACCTAACACTACTAAATCTTCAAGTAATCTCTTTTTAGTTAGATCATATCTATTCATCTGCAAAGAGTTATTTACTGCTTCTTCACAAGCTATTTCTGAAGCTTGTTTGTAGCTTAGTTGCATGTGCAAATCTAACTCATCTTTATTTTCAGGTAGTTCTGAAGGGGTATCACTATTAAATAAATCTAGGTCTAAAGTTTGTTGTAAAGATATTAAAAAATCTTTTGCTTGCATATCTCTTAATATGTCTTCAGCATACTTTGATCTTTGTTGTCTTGATTCTGGATCCTGAGCAAAGGCTTTTATATCATAAACCTTATCGTCCATGCCATTGACAACTATATCTACAAACTTAGGTATTATAGGAACTGGTTTCCAGTCTAAATTAAGATATGATAAATCACCGTTTATAGCTAATTCATCTTTATACTTTTGAACAGGTTGCTCAGCTCTTGAATAAAGCCTACGCATTCTGAAATTATTATAATTAGTATTAAATCTGTTTTCAACTCCAGATCTTGTTCCGCTAAACCAATCACCCTCTATAGCCATTGCAACCTGCCTGCCATAGTCGATACTTTGTTTAACCTCATCAGGTACTACCTGATCTGGAAAAGAGCTATAAGTGTTTGTAATCTTCATTTATTTTATTATTTGTGAAATAGATCCTTTATTATTGTATCTACGTATACCTAAACTAACAGGTGCTACACTTCTTGTTGGAACCGGTCTATACTTGTTTTTGTTACAAGCCATAATTGCCAAACCAGAACTTATAGCGGCATCGTATTTAGTTCTATTATTTATGTTAAATCTCGCCCAATCATCTAATGTTTTTTGGAAATACATATTACCATATCCCGTTTCTATTTGACCTACAAAATTTTCAATATAATATTCTATTGCAGCAGCGTGTGCTTGCTTAATATCTTCGCTTGAGTTAGGTATACCACCTATCTCTCTTTCGGTTATTGATAGCTTATTGTAAAGTTTGTCAGGTCTATTCATACTAAACCCTCTATAACCTCTACGCTTCAAATAATATAACAACCTTGGTTTATTATTTTCAGCTAACAACGGCATCCCATAAAAATGTAATGCCATTAAAACGTCTTCAAAAAATATTTCAGCTGTCTGTGGTCTAGCTATATATTCTAAGAAAAATTGATTAGCAGGAGAGTTTTCCATGCTGAACTTTGTCAATCCATGAAGTGCTCCTTTACTGCCGCGACCATCAACAGTACCGCTAATATCGTAAGAATCACAGCCGAAAGCTCCAATATGTTCGTTAGCGGGGTATTTAATTCCATTTTTTATTATTACGTTGTTTTGAATGTTAAAGTCTGGTACCCAAGAAACTAAAAATCTACCTTTATTGTTTGGTATAAATACTACTTTAGTATCTTTTATTCCGTTTTCCCAGGCAAAATTTCCTTTAGTGATACCAACACTATTGTTTAATTCTTCGTTAAAATCTATTTGTTGATATATTCTAGTTAAGTTGAATAAGCTATCTTTTGTTTCGTCTCTAAAAGCATGTTGTTCCGTACGTGGAAATTGCCTATAGTATTCATTTAAAGCGTCTTGATCGTGCTTTAATCCTTCGACTTCGTTTTCCCAGTGTTTGATAACTCCCGTCGTAATAACCGTACCATCAATTGTTTTGATTGGATCTTTTGGAGATGTGAAGATAGGAAGTCCGTAAGTATCCATGAATCCTTCGTAGTTCCATTCCATAGGTATGAACAAGCTGTAGAGTCCAGAAGCTGTTTGTCCGTTTTTATTTCTTTCAGTAACGTCTGAATTGTAGTATAATTTTTTGAAGTTGTCCCCACCTTTGTCTAAAGCATTTGAAGTTGAGCCCATCATACATTTACCTACGATTCTAGAACCAAGACGTAATGTAGTTTTTGTAACCCTCCAGTTGTTTAATATATTATCAGGTCTTTCCCACTTACCACTTTCATCATGCGCTAGTATTTTTAGCTTTTCACCATCGTAAGAGTTATCACCAGTATTTTTCCAGTCAATAGTTGTATCAAGTCCATCTAGTTCTTCTAGTTGCTCATTATTTTCCAACTTTCTTCTAGTAAGTTTGGATGCTGGAACCCTATATGCCAACTCAGTCTTTGGCCGATCCATACCGTCTTGAATTGGTTTGAAGAAAAACGGATAGTTAACGGATATTGGTACAACCTTATCTGTAAACATTTTTTTAGCATCTGCACCTGACTTACTGAGTATACCAAATCTTGAGTCAGAAGAAATGGTTGCTTTATTGACAAGTTCTGCTGATGCCATAAATGAAAACCCAGATCGTCTGTTTTTAAGATAGCACATTCCATAACATCTGTTATCTGCTTTACAGGCTTCCCAAAATATAAAGAAGAGTCTATTTGATTCTCTATATTCAGGTGCTCCAACATCAATCTTTGACCATTGGAGGTACATGTAATGTGTACCAGTAATATAAGTAGGAATATTATTATTATAAAACCAGTAACCTTGTTCTCTTCTTTTGAATTCTTCGTCGATATAATCATACCACTTCTCTTTAAAATCTAACGGATATTCTTCCCAATCAAATCTAGTCTTTATTCTTTGTAGTTCTTTTGGATATTCAAATCTTTCCCAGTATTGTTCCTCTTGTTTTTTGCTTCGTTTATACGGTTCATCTGCTGTTGGTAAAGCAATGCGGAGACCTTGTATTTCAATAACTGATTCAATTTTACCTGTTTTACTTATTACTACAAAATCATACTCCACGTTATAACCGTACTCCCACTTTTTATATCTGTTGTTTTTAGCTAATATCTTAGGATTTACAACGTCCTTAATTTCTTTCCAAAGCGTCTGTTCGTAACTCACTTACTTCGCCCTTCTGCAAAACCTTTAAATGATTTTACTTCTTTTTCTACTTTATTATTATCACCTGATAAAATAGATTCTTCCTCTTCTATTCTTTGCAGTATTTCAAAAGCATCCATTATACAGAGCTTTTTAGTAGCTGCCGCGTTCTTTAATCTATCAGCTGACACATCATCGTCTGTATGTGTAATGATTTTTTCTTCAGCTACTTTAATTAACTCGTCTACAGCTTTACGCCCAGCTCGGATTATGTTCTTTCTCGTTTCCTTCGTACTCATGAGTTAAAGCTATGTCATTTGATTTCATACAATATAAACGTTCATTATCAATGATAAATTCAAACTCAGAGTTTGGCGTAAACGTTACAAGTGTTCCAGGTGTTATTCCTATGGCTTCTAAGGAGCTATTAGTATATTTCATTATACCAACGTTAGGTTGCTCTTTATTAATGCTTAAATAATCTTTATTTAAAATAGGTTTTACAAAGCAATAAGGTCCATGAGGTTTATTGTTATACATGTATATTTGATCAGGAGTACAAAAGTATAAATCATCTTTAAAATACATAGAGCTATTACGTTCTTTTCCCTTTTGATCATACCATCTTCTAAATATATTATGATGCACATATACATTGTCACCTATCTTTATGTGTGAGCTATAAGCAGCTGGCACCGATACAACAACTGCTTGCTTGCTCACAAATCGGTGGTTCTCTATGGTGGTATTTATGATAAGCGTTTTATCGCCTACCTTTCTTATATTATCATACCTACTATTAAGAGGTTTGATAATAAAGTTATATAAACTTTTCATTAATATTTCAAATCATACTCAACTGATATAGCCATATTACGATTGAACTTTTTCCAAGGAAGAACTTCTTTTGATTTTGTTATATATATATTATAAGACTGATCGTTATCATCAAATAATATATCTGATATTACATGGCCACCGTATACTTCTTGCTGTAGTGAATAATGCATTGCATCATTTTTATAATCTGATCCAATACTTATTTTTCTAATTACTGACATCTTGTTTCTTTTCTCTTTTCCATTTACCAGTTGTCATATCAATATTTATACTTCCATATTTTTCTTTTAAAATATTTTTAGTATTTTTAACAACTTCGTTAGTGTCAGCTAGTTCATGAAGTAACGCATGTTTTCTAGACTCTATATAGCCTATTTCACACATTATTCTGTTAACCTTGTCTTGTTGATTTTTAATTTCTTCAAACTCTTTCTCATCTAATATTCCAGAGTCTACTGTTACTTTACTCATTTTATTTTATTTAATTATTGCCCAAGATGTATCTTTAAATTGCTTAATGTTATTGCCAAAAGTTTCTGTTACAGCTTGCTTTACAGTATCCCAACTGTAATCATGACCAGCTATTATACCGCCTTTTTTTACTACTCTAATACAATCTTTAATATCTCTCAGCACATCTTCGTATTCATGACTAGCATCTATATACGCAAAGTCAAAATATTCATCATCATAGTTATTTATAACATTGTAACTATAATCTTTAATATGATTTATAAAATCAAAATATTTTATATTATTATTAAATTCAGCTTCAACTTCTTTCCATGTGTGGTTAAATATATTGTTAAAGCTTTCTTTTCCCTCAAATGGATCTATACATACTATTTCATTAAAAATACCAGAAGCAGCTATTATCTTAGCAGACTCACCCATATAGCTTCCTATTTCTAACGCTTTTGAATTATCAGGTAATATATCATTAATATAACTTATTAAATCTACAAAACCTAAAAATTGATAATTCTTATTATTATCACTTCTGCGCCACTCAAGGTTTGCATTAAACCTTTGTGTTATCATTTTAGTATATAGCTACGCAATCTGTTCCAACTTTTAATTTAGTAGCTAACATAGGTGTTCTATCACCTACAACTGTCCCTGGTTGTACGCTTTTAAATACCACGTCGTTACCAGCTTCTGTTGTAATAGTAATATCTTGTGCTGAGGACTTACCGTTGTATATTACAACTCCTCTTTCAGATGTATTTGCTATTGCACCTGTTCCAGCTGTTAAAGCTACGGCATCGTGTCCAAAAACTCTAGGCTCTGAAGCCGTGTTTCCTATTAATCCTCGCATTTTTATTTATTTATTTTTGTTATTTTTTCAGCACCACGACTTCCGAAGTATGCTACATAAACTGTTACCAGTAATGTTTTTAATAAGTTTATCCAAGCATCATCAACTTGAAACTGTAAGTGAAAAGAATCTACAGCCATCATAAACACGGCTGATGCTGTTAAAAATATAAGAGCTAATGGTCTAGTATTTTTACTTAACCAAGAGTCTGACTTCATATCAGCTCTCCACCTGCTTGATACTTCTTTTAATTCTTGAAGATCTTGCTCAATAAGTTTCATAGCTTGCTCTTTATCAACTGCCTTAATCTTATTATCACTTGTTATAAGATTTTTTACAACACCAAGTGTTCCTTGGTTAGGAAGTATATCGCCAATAGCGTCTAATACTTTAGGTGCTTTACTAGCTAAAAATGCACCTACTTTAGTTTCTTTAAATGTTTTCTTTTCCATTAAAAGTCAAATTTTTTAGTTTTTAAAGCTTCCATATTTTTAGCATACTGTTTTTCTAATCTTTGTACAGCATTAGAATGTGGAGCATTTTGTTTATCTTTTAAAAACTGATCACTAAGCCTATCAGACTCTGCTTTTCTTAATCTATCTTGAGTATTAGTTCCTTTAAAAACATCTGGAAAATTAGTTTTAAATTGTTCTAAAGCTTTTGAAGATTTTTCATAAGCAGAGGCTCTATCCTTACTGTTAGTTCCAAATAAACTTTCAGAAATAAGAGATGCATTAGCATTTACACCTCCTTTTTCTTTAGCTTCTGCAGCTAACTCAGCAAGCGTTGTAGTACCACCAGGAACAACTTCACCTTTTTTATTTACTTTAGTATAAACAAACTTCATGTTGTTTACTCTTTCTTTAGTATTTTTACCAAGGTTATCGTAATCTTGTCCTGGTACTATCTCTACAGTTGCACCATTATTACCATAAGGAATTTGTAATTCTTTTTTGTTACCAGTTGTTGAAGCAGATTTTAATCTATCACGATATGTACTATAACTTTTTTTAAAGTCACCATATTCAGCTGTAACGTCTTGCATGCCTTTAGTAAACTGTCTATTATAATCTGCATCACTACCCTGGTCGTTTTTCTTAAATTTATTATAACTTGCTGCATTTTCAAGCGTCTTGTCAATACCTACTCCTTGAAAATTATCAGCAGTTATAGTCTTAGTATTAAAACCCATATCCCCACTTTCATTACTTCTCATACGTTGGTTTTCTACAAAACTACCAGTACTAGGATTAAACTGCACGTAGCTTCCACTGTAAGGTGTTTTTTTACTTTGAGAATTACCACTTATATCAGTATCATTTGAAATTTCAAAAGCTCCAGGTCCAAACCTTTTAACCATTGATGGACCAAACTTTTCATTCATAGAAACTTTTTCAGTATCTGCAACTCTACGCTTTCTACCCATTTGTTTTATAAAAGACAAAGGTGTATCAGACTCATACATATTAGGTGGTCCTGTTAGTTTGTTAGGTTTAGGTCTCATATCTTTTTGTTCTAGATTATCTCCAGCTTTATAAGCGTTTTTCTCCCAAGGTAAAGACTTATCACTTTCGTTAAAATCTTCTCTGTCTACCTTTTTAATACCTTCACCGTCTAAGTTATGATATACAGCATTGTCATCATAATCTAATTTACCATCCATCATATCTCTAAGATGATGCTCTTCATGTGATTGAGCATTTTTTCTTATAGGATCATTTGGCTTAATATTTTTATTAATGATCATAGTTCCGTTTTTATTTGCTTTAGCAACTAAACCACTATTATCCTGCATGTTGTCAGGCGTAAATGGAACCTCATATCTAGCTACTGGATCTACGTCCAATGGGCTTTTAAGCTTGAAACCTCTTCTTGTTTTCTTCATAATTTTATTTTAACATCTCCAACGTTTTCTAGCTGCCTTACCTCTTTCACTAGTCCAAGACTTAGACCTTGCACAAAAAGACTTTCTACGTTTGGCATCTTTACTACCTGGTTTAACATTTTTCTTAGTCACAGGTGCTGATAGAGTACTACCTGGATTTTCTTTTTTATACTTTGCTCTGCCTGCTGCAGTCATACCTGCACCCTCTTTTACAGATAAAAAGTTTCTACCTTTACCTTTTGTTGTTTTACGTAATGATGGGCCACTTGATTTTACACAGCTACCCTTTGAACCTGGTCTAGTGCCAGGAACTCTTCTATAACCTCGCCAACAAGATAGACCACTTTCCATAATTTATTTTTTATAAGATTTTAAAAACTCTACTAACACTTTTAAATCAGACTTAACCTCAGCTAAACTTACTTTAACTTCCTCCATGTTCTTAGCCATTGTCTCATGCCTTTTTTCAAAAGTTGCTTTAACCTCTCTAATACTAAAAAAGAAAAACTTATACAAAGCATAAGACGCTGCAACTGCTACTACCAGCGATAATCCAAATTCTCTTACTAAGTCTAATACTTCTTTCATTATAGTTTTCTACCTTTTTTATCTACTTTAACTTCTTTTACTATTACTCTAGTACTAGGCTTTTTGTTTTGTAATTCTTCTAATTGCCTATTAAGTTCTTCTAACTTACCATCAGCCTCTGTACCATCTTTAATCATACTAGCAGTTATATTAACTTCTTCTTTTAATATATCTTGTGTTTGCTCTAGCATTTCTACTTGGTCTTTTAACTGTATAATCATTTTTTCATTCCACTCTTCTTTTAACTCATACTCTAAACGAGTAACTTCTATAGGTGGTAATTTTCTAGCTTCTTCAATATCTGCTTGCAATGTATAGTACATACCTACAAAAGAGGCTGTAACCATTATTATTGCTACTACAGTTTTTAAGTCAAGTTGTATGTTGGTGTTCTCAGAGATCTTTGTACTCATTAGTTGCGTTGAATGATGGGCATGCTTTATTAGCAAACTCATTGTGTGAATAAATAATATCCTCTGGATACATTGCCTTTAACGTTTTAAGGACATGTAAGAGACCTTCTTTTTGCTCTTGTGTTCTAGTATCTTTCGGGGTCTTACCGTCTTCCTCAACGCCACCACAATAGCATATACCGATAGAATTACGATTATGCCCTGAACAATGAGCCCCGATTTTAGCTATATCTCTACCTTTCTGTATATCTCCATTTATGTCAATGTAGAAATGATAGCCTATATCTGACCAGCCGCGACCTTCAACGTGCCATTTTCTTATAGTGTCAACACTTATATCTTGGCCTTCTCTTGTAGCTGAGCAGTGAATTATTATTTCTTTAATTTGTCTCATTTTCTATTTTTTAACAAATACCACTTGTGAGCAGTATAGCCTAATGTTGTTAATAACAATAGTATAGATAATACAGGCTCTAGCCATCCTAGACTAACAACCGTAGCTGATGTTATATTTAAACAGTACAGCTTTAAATCATCTAATGTATTCATCTTTGAGCTAACAAAGCAGGATTACCTTTATACTCTATATTGTCAATCTTTTTTAATGTAGGTGTGATAGTAGAATTATTAGACATCATAATTCTAGTTCCTAGAGGCTTGCAACCACAGGATAGTTTTTTACCTGCTGGTTTTTGTTTTTGTCCGTAACTTGGCATAATTTTAAATTTTACGTTTATACTGTTGCTGTATTATTATAATCACACAATATTTAAATGCTTTTACACATTGTCATATTTTCTTTTCTTTTTGTGATCATATTTTAAATCACCAGCTAATTTAGATATATGCTTCTCGTCGTTAAGCATTTGTTTTTTACTACCACCATGCTTAGCATCGTAGTTTACATCTCTCTTTAAATAACTCATGTGAGCTGCGTCATCTCTTTCTGTAGCTTTTAAATTCTTTTTAGTTACCTTAGTATGAGCATGATCTCCATACATACCTGTACCCTCGTATTGAATTGGAGCAATTGATTGATCTTTTTGGTAATCATATCTAGTTCCTTTTGGAGTTTTGTTTTCAGTACTTGGAGAATATGAATCTTTGCCAGGATTTTGTAATCCATAAGAAGGCATATCAACACTATGTTTAGTTCTCTCTGCTTCACCTTTTTTCTTATTGAATTTAGGTTTTATTTTAACACCAGCTGGTCCTTTACTGTACATACCTGGAGCATCTTCTATTTCAGCTTTTAAATTATCAGGTAATTTATATTGATCACCTACTAAAGCTTTGCTTGGTCCATCATACATTCCAAAAGTAGAAGTTTGAGGAGTTGAACTAGCACCAGCATATAAATCTTTATATCTATCTACACTTGTGTCTTCAACCATACTACCATAAGTAGTTGGAGGAGGCGTAACACCTGTAGTTGGTTCAGCTGCTGGCTGTGGGTTAGGCGTACCAGGATCACTAGCTATGCTACTCATTAATTTTTCTTGACCAAACTTAGAAGCTGAAACTTTATTAGTTGGCTGTGTTATGTTAGGATTGTTTTCAAGTACTTTTCTGTTTTGAGGTCCTGCAGCTCTGTTAATAGATTGAGGTTCTTCAGCCATTCCTTGTGTTTCTGGCATTGGAGCAACCATAGGAAAAGCAGATCCTTTTCTTCCAACTTGTTGGATGTATTCTATTTTTTTAGCAGGTCTACTCATGCTGTAAGCAGCCATACCTTTTAGTGTATCTTCGTTCATAGGTTTAGTATTGTCTTGTTTTGGCTCTATAATAAAATTAGTACCATCAGCAGTTTCATTTTGAATAGGCGATAATTCAGCTTTATCTTTTTGTTTTAAATCTATTTTTAATCTTTTACTTGCTAGTGTCATATTATTCTTTTATCTCTATTGGCAAATGATATAGCTTTAGCTGTAACTTTCCAAGAGTATTTATTACTGTTGTTTAATTTTTTAGTAGGCATTTCTTCTTCACCCAACATAATACGGTACATACGACTAATTAGTTGTTTACACTTGTAGGAAACTTTATATATATGATATTTTTGGGTAGTGCGATTTCGTTCTCTCCACACAACTATCCACCCTTGTTTCAATAATCTGTTCCAGCGTCTGTTATCCCAACTATACGAGTACGTACCTTGTTTAAAATCATGTTTGGTAAAGTGGTCTAATGCGTCTAAATATATCAACAGTTCTAAGTCTGCATCATTTAGGTTGCTAGTTTTACAAGCCCACTTTCTTATTATTCTATAATGTTTAAGTAAATTTAATTCTTTTAAATCACTAGATGATAATCTTCTCATCTACATACAATTTTTTCTATAGAAAGACTTATGTGTTTTTCCTTTGCTTTTAAGTTTAATACATTTAGCATCTTGTCTTGCAGTTTTTTTCTGAGCTCTGTTAGATTTCTTAGCGGATCTTTTTTCACCTCTAAGTCCTTTCATTGCTTGTCTTTTTTCTTTGCCAGACAAGCTGCTTTTTATATCTGCTTTGTCTGATTTAAACTTATCTTTTATTTGACCTTTGTTTTGCTTTGACTCCGCACGTCTTTCCTTACCAGTCATATTCATGTCGTAGTCATCAGTGTAAATTAAGTTACCATCTTCGTCTCTCATTTCTGGATCATATTCGTCGCTTTCTTCTTCTTCTTCATTCATACTATCTCTTAAAGCTTCTAACGCATCTTTTTCTTCCGCTAGTTTAACTCTTTGAAAAAAGTCTCCAACTTCAGATCTTGAATAATCAGTGTCTGATGGTATTAAGTCTGTGCTTGCGTCTTTTTCTCTATCGGTGGCTACAGCTACTGGTCTATCATTTTGATCATCAGTTGTATCATCTGAATCTTGATCTAACATGTCAGTCATACCTGGTGTAATAACTGAAAAAGGTGAGTCACCACCTTTAATCATAGACTTGAAAGAGTCTGCAAAATTACCTCCGTTATATTTTATTCCTTTACGCAATCTACTCATAACTTATATTATTACTACAACGTCATTTTCTTTTATAACTTTGTATTGTTTGTTTTTTATTTCTATACCAAAGCCAGATGCTTTATCATAATATATTTTATCACCAGCATCTACATCTATTACATCAGTACCTGGCTCTATAACTAGAGCCTTGCGGTACCTTATATCTTCTCTCTGCTTTTCAGCGAGTATTAAACCTCCTGTAGTTCTAGCATTTGTATCCTTTATAGGTTTTATTACTATATATTTGCCTACTGCTTTCATATTCTAATATTGTTTATTACACAATCAGTAGACAGTATAGTAGTCGCTACAGAAGCCGCGTTTGTTAAAGCGCTTTTAGTAACTAACAAAGGATCTATTATTCCGGCTTTTACCATATCCACCGTATTTCCTGTAACCACATCTAATCCTCTACCGTCTTCGTCTGGGTCAACATGTTCTGTTATACCAGCATTACGCAATATTGTTTCGTAAGGTTTACGTATAGAACAATATAATACTTCTTCACCTATGTTTGATGGTTTTAAATTTTGTGAAGCATTTAATAAAGCTATACCGCCACCTGGCACTATACCTTCTTTTACTGCGGCTTTAGTAGCGCAAATAGCATCTTCTACTCTGTCTCTTTTTTCTTTTAACTCTAATTCAGAGTTAGCACCTACTTTAACAGTAGCTACTTTAGCTTTTAGTCTAGCTAATCTTTTTTCTATTCTAATAACTGTATTAGGATTTTTATTAGTAGATAATTCTTTTTTAAGTCTATCAACTATTTCTTTAACGTTATCATTATTTTCTAAATCTACTTTTAATAATGTATCGCTTTTATCAGTTACAGATTTTAAACATCTACCTAAGTGATCTATACCTACAACATCCATGTCGTCACCTAAATCTTCATTTATTAAGGTAGCTCCAGTAACAGCACATAAATCTTCTAATACTTCTGCTTTAGTTATACCATAATGAGGAGCACTTATAATATTAACTTTTATATTGCCTTTTGTTTTGTTCATAGCTAAAGCACTTGATACTTGAGTATCTACATTGCCTATTATTAATAAACTTTCATTATGTTTTATAACATACTCTAATACGTTTTGTATTTTTCTAACGTTATCTATAGTAGACTCTGATATTAATACAAGTGGGTTATTTAGCTCACACACGTTTAGCTCTTTATTAGTAACAAAATGATTAGAGGTTAAACCATGTTCATACTGTACGCCTTCTATTAATTCTACACTAGTATCAGCTTTGTCAGTTGTTTCCATTATTACAACTCCTGTTTCATTTACCATTTTAAAAGCCTCACCTATTATAGATCCTAACTCTTTATCATTGTTTGCAGATATAGTAGCTACTTGATCTATTTTATCTCCTGTTACTTTTTGAGAGTTTTTAGTTACGTACTCTAAAACTTTAACAACTCCACTATTGATACCTTCTTTCATAGCTCTAACGTCGTCTAGTAAGCTATGTGATTCTGCCTCTTTTAATATTGCGTGAGCAAGTATCGTTGCCGTGGTAGTTCCATCACCAGCTTCCTTAACAGTTCTTTGTGCAGCTTCTTTTATAAGTGTTGCACCAATATTTTCTAACGGATCTTGTAGTGTTATTGAATTAGCTACTGTAACTCCGTCTTTTGTAATTTGTGGGTGTCCATTACTATCCTCTAGTATAACACATTTACCACTTGCTCCTAGCGTTGAACCTACAGCATTAGTAAGTTTCTCTACGCCAGTTAAGACCTGGCTTCTAGCTGTATCGCCAAAAGCCAAGTCTTTTACTAACTTGATTTCTTCCATATTAAATTTAATTGTATTTTATTTATTTAAAAGTTTTTACTACTTTTGGTCCTTTTACAAACTCCAGTTTTTTTGTGTAATGAGCTATTGAAGCATCTATAGCATCTTCAGCACCTGGTAGTGTTTCTCTTCTTGTAACATCTATCCATTGATCATTTTCAGGATGTTTGTATTCGGTTTGATAAAAGCCATTTGGTAATTGAACAACTCTCCAGTTGCTTTTGGTAGTTATTGATTTCCATAGTTCAATGGTTTTTTCATCTGGTTGTGGTGCACTAGACCACGTGTTAGTGCGGGTATATAAAAATGTCATTTGGTTAATTTGCTTTTGCCACGTTTTTTAACGAAGCGGTTTTTAATGTTCCGTCTTTTACTTCTTGAGGTACCCAAGAAAACAATCTTGTATCTGCAACATCGTGCAGTAAAATGGTCTTGTCGGTTACTTTCCAGTCATAAAAGTACTCATAGCCAAATAAGGCTACGTCTGGTTGCATAAACTCTATAATAGCGTTGTTGAATAACTTACCGCCATTTGCCCACTTAACATCGTCATATGTGTTTAAACAATCATATATAACTCTGCTTTTTGGAATGGCTCCGTATATTGCACAGTCTATTAGAGTATTATGGTTTTGTGTTCTTTTCATGCCAGCAAAGAAACAGTGCTTATCTGTTAAATGCTCATACACATGATCAAACGATTTTATTGGCTTACAGTCTACATCTAAGTATATGCCGCCAAATTTTTCTAATAATAGTAATCTTATTCTATCGCATATAAATGCTGCTGGTATTTCGTTTTGTGGATCAATATATGATTTCAAATATATATCATCTTTAAATTCTTCAAAAACTTCATTACCCCACAATCTATAAGCGTAGTCTTTATTCATTAGCTGTATCTCTCTACAAAATTCAGCGCAGTGTTCTGGTATAGGATTATTACCTATCCACAACTGGTGTATTACCTTTGGTATCATTTAATTTAATTTAATTTTTAATTATCCTCCCCAGTTTGCTCCTTTGCCTGATCCTGATCCTGAACTTGAACTCATATTAAATGATGGATCTTTTCCTAAATCTATTTCTGGTTCTTTATCTTCATTGTTAGAAGTCCACTCACCATCTGCTAGACTTATGTTAACGTTTCCATATTTCTTTTCAAGAATTTTAGTTAAATTTTCTTGTTCAACAGTTACTTTTTTTAATTCTTGTTTTAACTCGTCTTTATGTAAAGACATTTGAGCTAGACTTATAGATATATTGCTTATTCTGCTTTGTATCTGTTTTATCTTTTCTAGCTCCACTTTTTCTATATAATTTGATTTATGTGCCATTTGCTTTATTTTAGTTATTATCTTATATATATAATCACGCATTTTTTATTGTTTTTTACTTACAGTTTCCTAAGTTTGTAACCTCACCATCTTCATTTACATCTATAAATCCTCCTTTTTGACTTCCATTGTCATACTTGTATGTTGAAGCTCCAAGGGTTGTTGTTCCACTACTGTTACTATATACAACATCATCTACATCAGGATATGTACCAGAACCATTGTGATATGCTGTATCTTCTGTTGCTACTAAACTACAAGCTTCGCCTGCTCCTCCTTCTTGTCCTTCAGAATTATAAGAAAATGCAGTTAAGTTAGATAAACCATAGAAGTCTGACATTGCTGTAGTTGCTCCAGCACTTTTACTAGCATAAGTACCTAGTGTTGCATTTAAAGCTACGTTAGATAACGATACGTTAAACTCAGTTGCTATATCATTAATACTTATTTGACCAGAACTAGGTAAGCCCATTATATTAATCTTTTCAAGCCATCAACTTGTTTTGATAAGTCTTTTATAGCTTCTATTAATAATGGAACTAACTTTTCATACTTAACAGCTTTGTAGCCATTATCTCTAGTATCTACAACTTCTGGTAATACTTTTTCTATTTCTTGAGCTATAACACCTACATCATGGCCGCTATTGCCGTGGACTTCTTCTTTTTCTATCCAATCAAACTCTATACCTTGTATTTTATTTACTTTGTCTAAAGCTTTGTCAATACTTTTAATGTTGTCTTTTAATCTAATATCAGAACTAGAATAAGCAACTATATCATTTGAAGCATCTATTCTACCAGTTGTTGCTGATGCATTTGCACCAACACCTAAAGATTTTGTTATTTTAGTTCCTCCATTTCCATAAACTATAAGTCTTTGAGTACCACTACTAGTAGCAATTCCACTAGATAATGTAATTCCAGTTCTTACTTGGAATGCAGTTCCATCACTTCTAGTAGTACCTACACCAACTCCAGTGTTTGAGCTATTGCCCCATCCATTGACAATATTGCAACCAGCAAACGTGTTTTGGTCTGTAGTTAGAGCCAAAAGAGGATTTCCTGAAGTATCAGGCATTCGTATACCACATCCTACACCTTCTACTCTTATCATTCCACTAGAAACATGTAGCTTATCAACAGGACTAACAGTTCCAATACCTACTAGGCCTGAGGAATTAATAAGCAAATCTGCGTTAGAAGTTGTGGCAGCTGCGCCAAAACCTAGTCTAATATTAGCATTACCTATCACGGCAAATCCTGCAGAACCTCTACCAGTATACACTACAGTTTCATAATTATTTTGCACTTTAATACCATTAGTACCTGCCGATCCAAGCGTATCTAAATTTAATGCATTTCCTACTCCTGTAACTCTTATATTACCAGCAACAGCTAATTTCTCTGCAGGGCTAGTAGTTCCAATACCAACGTTGCCTCCAGAAAGTATTGTCATTTTCTCTGAGCCATTGGTCCAAAGAGCTAATGTTGAAGCTTTATAATTAAGAAGATTAACCTGACCGTTAGAAGCATTGTTTATTATCTGAAACCCATTGGAATTAGTGTCTGATGAGTTTGACATTTTAAGTCTTGTTTGTCCAGTTGAGTCGTTTCTAACATGAAGATAAGTGGCATTGGCTGTTGATGCCACTTCTAGTTTTGAGTCTGGACTAGTTGTTCCAATACCTACACTACCATCAACACTTATACCATCTAAAAAATTTATAGCCATTTAATTTGATTTTTTTTTTATATTATCCCATTTTTTGAATCAATGCTGTTAAGCTTTGAGCCGTGCTTGTTGTAGCTGTTACTACATTAACACTTGTTCTATCTACTTTAGCAAATACTGTTTCTTTACTTGCTGTATCATATAGTTCACAAGTGACATTGTTTGTTCCAAAATTATGAGTAAATGTGTGAGTGGTAGTATTTGAACTAGTTAATACTTTTTGTCTAGCTGCTACTTGTAGACCAACATTACTAGCAAAATCAGGCCCAGCATAAATACCTTGACTTGTAACTCCCGTTATTTGACCAGTTGCATTAACCGTAATTCTTGGTACTAAAGAAGCATCACCATATGTACCTGCAGTTACAGTTGTTGGTTTAAGAGTGACTGCACCAGCTTGTGATACTTGAAAATTAGTTTGTGAAAAACTTGCAATACCAGGTGTAGTAGTTGTAGCTAAGCCAATGTTATTTTGAACAGTAACCCAGTCTGTTAATGCTGTTGGTGCATCTGAATCAGCTATAAGCAAATCACCTACTTCAACGACCTCTGTAAAGAAATTACCAGCTGCTGTTACAACATATACCCAACCTTGTTTAATACTCGACGATGGAGATGAATCAAGATCTGGAGTGTTAGTAGCAGCGTTATAGCCACCTTGAAATATTAAAGCTCCTGAACCAGCTGATGAAGCATCAACATAAGCTTTAGTAGCTGCGTCTGTATTAGCAACAGGAGTTGCTAATTGCTGAAGCTTAAAACCTCCCATACTCACAACTGCAGTAGCAGCAGCAAAATTACTAAAAGGTATATGACTCATTTTAGTTTTATTAACCGCTAATTGTTCTGAAGTATCTCCAGCAGTTCTAAGTATATAACCCGCTCCAGTACTCGAAGTAGCCGTAGCTGCGTTTATAATGTTATTAGCTGTAGCTGCATAGTTAGCAGCAATATTTATATTATTGCTACTTGCTGATATTGTTAACCCAGTTCCGGTGGTTCCACCTGAAAAGAATACAACATCAGTTGAACCATCACTACCTGTAAGAGTTATTTTTCCTTGGTTTACATTTGCAGCTGCTGCTGGTAATGTGTATGTAGCTCCACTTGCTGCTGGATCTACCCACTCAGTTCCGTTATAATACTTAAATGCTTTAGCAGATCCTGAATCGAACCATATCTTACCTTCAGCTACTGATGGAGCTGTGCTATCTACTTGTAGTTTAGCATCAAGTAATTGGTTAGCATTTAAGTCTAAATTATCTAAAAAATTTATTGCCATTTTGTTTAGTTTAAATACGCCTTACCTGAAAAGGCTGCGCTAAATGTTATTGTTAATGAGTTTGTGTTATTATATGTTACGTTTCCGTATTTGATAACGTTAGAATCACTTACTACTTCTACAGAGCAAAATTTATCTAAGTTATGTGTTATAGTCCAAGTAGTAGATGGTATACTTTGAGTAAATATAAAATTAGCATCTGTTGGAATATTAACAACTTCAAAGTCTACTTGATTAGTTAATGTTTGAGAAATATCTATGAAGTTTCCTTTTCCTTTTAATTTTACATTATTTATAGTACCATCTAGTTGGTCTGTTAACTTTAAATCTACTTCACCGCCTTGAGTACCTGTATTGGCATCAACAGCGGTCAATGTGTAAGTAGTATTTATTAAAGTTTTTAAATCTGTTAACCTCAATTGCTTTGTACGTGCATCATCTGCCATATCGGAGATGATCATTCGATCATCCCCTATTGGCGTAGTCTTTAATGGATAAGAATATATGACAGCCAAGATCTACTTATTACCTGATCTTGTTTTCATATGCTTAGTAAGAATCATACTTGGTCCTTTGTACATGGCTGGTTTACCATTACCTTTAGCATATTTCCCCATCTTCATACCTGATTGAGCTCCGTATTGAATTTTACCACCCATAGATGGACCTTTCATTCCTGCTTTCATCATCGATGTTCCTTTATTGTACATAGCTGCTCCAGCAACTGTTGCTCCTGCTTTCTTATTTTCCGCTTCTGATTTAACTTCAGCTTTAGCTCCTTTTGCTACAGGTGCAGCTTTTGTATTAGCTTTCTTCTTAACAACTGGTTCTCCTTTTGGTGCTGGCTTAGCCGGTTGCTTAGCTGGTTGCTTAGCTGGTGAAGTCTCCTGAGCTGATGTTCTCTTAGCTTCTGCAGCTTTCTTAGCTTTTGTTGCTTCGTTCTTAGCTTTTTGCGCGTCAGTTAACTTTGTTTCTTGTACATCTACCTTTTTAGTAGATTCATTTTTCTTCTTTGCTCTAGCTAATTTTATTCTATCTTTCTTTTTACCTCTAGCTTCTTTTCTATCGGCTCTCATTTCTTTTCTAGACTCCTTAACAGCAGCTTTTTTCTCTTTTCTGTTTTCTTTAACCTCAGCTCTTTTGTTTTTACGTATGTCTTTTCTCTTAGCTTTTGCTTCGTCTTTAGTAATTTCTCCTCTTAGTCGTGCAGCTCTTACTTCTTTCTTAGCAGCTCTAGCTTCTTTTCTTTCAGACTTGTTTTCTTGTCGTTTAGTTTTTCTAGCTGCCTTGTTAGTTTCTCTTTTATCTTTACGAGCGTCTTTAATTTCGTTTCTTTTAGTCTTTCTTGCAGCTTGTTTTGCTTTTCTTTTAGCTTTACCCGCTTTAACCGCTTTAACAGATTGTAAAGACTTTTTTTCTTCTCTTGTAGCTTTTTTATCAGCCTTCTTATCAGCTCGTTTAGCTTGTCTATCAGCTTTATCTGCCTTTCTAGCAGACTTAATGTCAGCTTTTGCAGATTTTTTTGCAGCTTTAATAGCAGCTTTAGCCGCTTTCTTAGCTTTTCTTTTTCTTTTTTCTAATGGTGATTCCATATCATATATTATTTATCTATAATCTTTGTGTTATAGTTTGTTTTTTAATCCTATTTAGTTTATGTCGCTTATCCATCGCGTACATTATAGTAATTCACTTGTATTTCACGATATTTACCCTATAGAAGGGTGACACTTACCTGTTATTAAGTAGCTTTAAGGGGCTAATGTCACTATATATTAGAAATATTGGAGTATTGCATAGCGCCACCACAATATAATTTTGTGTAAATAAGAAAATGAAATATATAATTGCGGGTCCCCATTGTTTTATATAATTTAATTGTTATATATGACATTTATTTAATATATTATTGTGTCAATGTTATATATATATTGTACAAACTAATTACGACTTATGTTGGATAATATAAATGTAAATAAAATATATAAATAAACTAACAATGAAAAACTTAATTAACAACATCGAACTAACAATATTAAAATTATCACTCATATCATTTATATCAACAGTAATATATATGATAGTAGAATATGGAATTATTAACTACATATCATTCAATGGAATTTAATTAATGTAAATTATTGAGATAATATGTGTAACACTTCTCAACTAATTTTAACTAATAAACAAAGTTACACTCTTACAAACTAACAACGAACTAAACTGGATAATAATAATAACTAAACTAAATATAAATAAATAAAATATAATAACTATGAAAACTAATAACTTAACTACAAAAAGATTTGTAATCAGAAAATCATTACTCGGAACTAATTCAGTAATCACTTTCACTAACAAAAAAGGCTATAAATTCACTTATGATCATGATGAAATTTACTCAACATTTCAAGAAAAGTTTGAAAGTATGCCGTGTTTCCAACAGTACAAATCTTATACAAATAGTAATACTGTTCCAAAATTCTGCAGAGAATTAAGTGAAATCTTAGATCATCAAGTTTCTGAGTAATAAAATAAAGTCCAGTTAGTTCTACTCGTTTACTGGTAAATCAAATATGAATGAGTAATATAGCCGACGGGTATATAAATACTTGGGAAAGAGGTGAGGTTCGACTCCTCACTCGGTTACAAACTAAATACTATCCAAAGTGGATAATATAATAAACTAAATAAAATTAATAACTATGTATAATGTAAATAATCCTTCAAACTGGTCTTGGTCAAAAGCTTTTGACGAAATGGAAAAGACTGTAAATCAAGCTGAACTTACTCAGCAATGTATAAATCACGTTCTCAATTATCCCGGAGAAGCTAATGGTGTCTTCATGACATTAAGTAAATCTCAACAAGATGATGTGTATGAACTACTAAATCAAGTGCTATGAATAATCTAAATACTACAATAGACAAAATAGCAATGTCAGAATTTGACATGCACTATTATCAACTCGGTGACAATGAAAAACAGTGGTGTCATGATGAAATGGTAAATAACCCAAAGTGGCTAAAGAAAGATTGGGAAGATCCATTATTTTGTGTAGCTGATAAGTGGAAAGCTGGTTTACCAATATATAAAACTTATAAATAATAACTAATAAATAAAATAAATATGATAGATAACTATGAATTTGAAATATACTATGGTGAAATAGAAGAACCACTATATTTAACTAATGATAAAAACTATATTTGTGACGACATGAGAGATTTTATGGAAGAACTAGGAATAGTAATGGACGAAGTAATATATAAAGTATATAATATTACAAACTAAATACGACGAGAGATGGATAATAATAATATGAAATATATAAATACAGATAACTTAACAATAATAAACTATGGTGATGGTAGTGCAAAGCTACAAATCTACAACAAGTACAAATCTCCTTACGGTTGGTCACCACGTGAACTTATCACATCTCTCTTCGGTAAACCACTAAAAGAATTTACGTACAACTATGTACAGTCGGAAGTAGACAAAGTGTATTCTACTTTCAACTATGATGAAATACACGAACTATTAACTAAATTAAATAATAATGAAACAAGCAATAATTAAATTCTGTTATAAAGCAATAGAAGAAAAAATGTTAAAAATATATGCTACTATTATGACTACTATATTCTTATCAATATGGATACCAACTATGATAATAGCAATTAAAAATGTAGTAAAATTCTGGGTAAGTTACCTATTTTAATATGACAGAGCAAGATGTAATAGACAAAGTATGTGACAGAATGGTTATAACTTTGTATAACGAACTAGATTACTATATGTTTGAAGAACTAGGTCACACTGAAACTAACGACAAATATGTAAAAGAAGCTGATAGACTAGCAAGATTAATTATAAAAGAACTAACAAAATGACAGAACAACAAGCAATTGAAGCAATCGCTAATGATATACAGGATGGTATCTACGGTTGGACACAGAAATGTGGAACAGAGTGGCAGAAGTGGACATACTCACTAATGCAAGCAAAAAAAATATATAATGGTGAACTAATAATAGACTTAGAAAATGGCAGTAATTAATAGATCTCATGAGTGGGAAGTTGAAGAAGATGCTAAAACTTTAAAAGCAGTAATGTTCTTAATGATACAAGAGCATGTTAGAAAAATACCTAACGATCAAGAACTAGGCAAAGAAATAAGAAAAATAATACTAAATTTTAACAAAGAAACTAATGAAAACAATTAAATTTTACCCAAGTGACAGGTCACTTATTAAGCTAGATGGAAAAATGTATAGAGGATATACAATTAGTAACATACCAGATGACATTCAAGGCTGGTTTAACTACAAAGGACTAACTTTCGTTACAAAATAAATACGATTACTACTGGATAATATATACATGAATACACAAACAATACAAACAAAAGCATGTAAATGTGGCAACGAGCTACATTCAGTAAGAATTAAGTACGGTTACAGTACATGTGTACCATGTTCTACCGTCGAGCGATATGGTTGCGCTCCAGTTATCAACCATAAAACTGGCAATAGTATACAAATACTTAGTCGTGAAGATGCTATAGCAATAGCAAAACTCACTAGACGTAAAGGTTATGGTACTATGTTAAGATAACGGGCATGAGTGTGATGCTGTAACTCGACCTAAAAACATACGAGCGTTATTCCACGAGCTCATACCCACAAGGTATGGGCTTTTCGTGGTATGAGTAAACAACAACACACAATTACCAAACAATTACAAAACTTGTATTCTTGGACACAATTCTATCAAGAAAGAGGTAATAAAGATCAAATAAGAAAGTGTCAAACTCAGATCGCCGAGTTAAAAAAGGCGTATAATCAATTAAAATCTAATAAAAATGGCAAAAAGTAGAACGCTAAACGAAATTAGACAATCAAAAGAGTATCAAATAGCTAAACATAATGCAGATTTACAAGCAGAAGTAGCTAAAAATACTAATAAAAACCCTAATGTAACAACTTCTAATC